AATCTTGTAACAACAGGAACACTCGGATGTGGTAATTTAGCTTGTGGTACGATCACATCAACTGGAGCATCTATTGTATTTGAGGGCGCAACACCTGATGCACACGAAACAACCTTAACAGTTACAGACCCCACATCTGACAGAACAATTACATTTGGGGATGAAACAGGAACCGTGTTGACTACGGGCGCATCAAACGTTCTAACAGGCAGTATGATGAAAACTGCATCTACTTTGTTAATTGTTAATTCATCTGGTTCTACTTTAAAAACAATTATTGGTTCTGGTACAGCATCATAAATAGATAAAATAGGAAAGAGACATGGCAGCTATTATCACAGAAAAATTTAGACTTCATAACGCCTCGCAGTTTGAAGAATCGTTTACCGAATCTGGAAACGATGTGTATTATTTCTTCATAGGAAAAAGTACGCCGTTTACTTCTGGAACAAGTGGTGGGTCAGACTCGTCGCCTCCAACTCCAATTGATGGCCCAACTGATGAATTTTTTGCATGGGATGATATGATTGCTGCCAAATCAATTACTTCATCTAGTGTTCAAAGAGTTATTGCAAGACGAGATTGGGCAAACGGATCAACATTTGATATGTATGATCCGACCTACAGTGCTTCAAATACAACAACTTCTGGTGCATCTAATCTGTATGATTCTACATTCTACTTTGTTACAACTGATTATCGGGTATACAAAGTTCTTGATAACAATGCTGGAGTAGCATACAGTGGATCAGAACCGACAAGTACTACGACCGCACCTTTTTCATCTGGTGGATATGTACTACAATATATGTACACACTTACCAGTGGCCAGATTAATAATTTCTTAACAGCAGACTTTATGCCCGTCACAACTGACAGTACGGTAAGTGCAGCTGCAACGGATGGTGCGATTGACGCTCTTAGAGTAACTGCTGGTTCTGGATATACAGACGGAACTTACTACGCCGCAATTTATGGTGACGGCACAAGTCAGGGAACATCTTCTGGTGGTATTGTTAGAATTACAGTTACTAGTGGTTCAATTGCTGCTTTTGGTTTAACTGCTGGAACAAATACTACAATTCATGCTGCTGGTGCAGGTTACACATTTGGAACGATTAACCTTGCGACTGGATTTACTTTTTCTGACTCTGCGCTTACTACGGCTTCTGCAATAGGTGGTTCTGGTGGAGCTGTTAATCTTGTAATCTCACCAAAGGGCGGTCATGGATTTAACGCAATACAAGAACTCGGTGGTCATTATGTGATGATGGCAACAACATTAACTGCTGCAGAGGGTGACGATGTTAGTACAGAAAATGATTTTCGTAAATTAGGAATTGTTGTAAATCCATATTCATATGGTACAACTTCAGTTGCAACTGAATCTACGGCAAGAATGACTTATGCATTAAAATTAACCTCCCAAGCAGGAACGTTTGATGGAGATGAGAAAATTAGTCAGGCTACCACAGGTGCAATTGGTAAGGTTGTTGAATGGGATAGTGCAAATTCAATTCTTTATTACACACAAGAAAGATTTGGTGACTATGGCACAAACGGAACCACTGGAGCATATGTTGCATTTAGTGGTGCAAACGTTGTCACAGGTGCAACTTCTAGTGCGACAGGAACGCCAGATGCAGCTGCAGATAGTGCAGTGACTCTTGCTGGTGGGAATACACTTACATTTACTGATGGTTATGCAAATCCAGAGTTAGACCCAGATAGTGGTGATATGATTTATCTGGAAAATAGAAAACCAATCAGTAGGTCTTCTGATCAAATAGAAGACATTAAAATTATAGTGGAGTTTTAATAAATGGCTGAACTTACAGACCTTAATGTAGCACCTTATTATGATGATTTTTCATCAGAGAATAATTTTGTGCGAACATTGTTTCGTCCTGGCTTTGCAATTCAGGCTAGAGAGTTAACACAACTTCAATCAACCCTTCAAAACCAGATTGAGCAAGGGTTCAGTCATATGTTCAAAGATGGAACAATGGTTATTCCTGGCGCCTTGACTTGCAACATGAACGGCTCTACTCAGTTTATAAAATTGCAAAGTTCTTTTGGTGGAGAGACAATTGATATATTACAATATCTTAATGATGATGTTCCTGTAATATTGACAGGTGAAACAACTGGTGTTAAATTTGCTGTAAGTTTTGTTACTGCCGCTTCGTCCACTGAGCCCGCTACATTATTTGGAGTATATACTCGAGGCGCAATGCGTAAGGCTCCTGTTGGAACTGTTACACCAGACTTAAATGCACTTGAAAGTACTACCGTTTCAGCAAGACTACAAGACTCCGGTGGTTATAACTCATTCATTATTGGAGAAAATCTCAGTGCCAATGTTGCTGTTCAACATGGAAGTACAGCATTTGCTGCTGACACCGTATCTATTACTACTGAAACTACAGAAACTGATATCAACACGGGTCGTACCTTTGCGGGCCCGACGGGAGTGCTCGGAACCGGCACCACCGGCCCAGTTTCCGCCAACTGTGTTTTGGCCCATATTTCTGAAGGTATATATTTTGTAAGAGGTCACTTTATTGAAGTTCTTCCTCAAACAATTGCAGTTTCAAAATATCATGAAAAACCTAGTGTTAAAATTGGTCTGAGAATTAATGAGGAAATTATAACACCAGAAAATGATATAAGTCTTTTAGATAATGCTACTGGTTCTTCTAATTATGCTGCTAAAGGAGCTCACAGATTAAAGATATCTCTTACCCTTGCTGCTATAGATGTAACCTCTACTGACGATAGTGATTTTATTGAAATCATTAGAATAAAAAACGGCTCCGTTCAAAAGTTTGTAAGAGATACAGAATATTCTATTCTTGAAGAAACACTTGCTCGTAGAACGTTTGATGAATCTGGAAACTACTCAGTTCGTCCGTTCACTTTTCAAATAAAAGAGTCAGCAAATCAAAGTGTTGGTGCAGAAATTTTTACTGGAGTATATGGCTCTGGTGCAATTACTAGTCAAGGTAACACAGCTGGTGATGATCTTCTTTCACTACAAGTATCTTCTGGTAAGGCGTATGTCAAAGGTTTTGAAATAGAAAAAATTGCTCCTACATATGTTGATGTTAAAAAAGCAAGAGATTTTGAAAGCATCAATGCAAGCAATACTGCATTTGAAATTGGAAATTTTATTAATATAACAAATTTATATGGTACGCCTGATGTATCATTTATTTCTGGAGAAACTACTGCATTTAAAGAAATAGCATTACACGATCTGGCGATTACAACAAGAGGTAGTGCTAGTGGAACTCAAATTGGTGTGGCTCGTACAAGAACATATGAACATTCTACTGGTAATGCTGGTGATACTGACGCAACCTATAAATTATTTCTCTTTGATGTAAGACCACTTACAATAATTACATTGTCAGGAACACCAAGTCCAACGATAGAATCAGTTGCTACGAATGGAGGAAATAGAGTAGTAGGAAGCTCAAGTGGTGCATTTGGTTTTGTTTATGCAGGAACTACGACAGGAGTTACTGTTGCATTGACAAATGTTGTAGGAACATTTGTCTCTGGAGAAACCATTACGTTATCTGATTCAGCTGAATCAGACAAAATTGTAGAAAATTCTAGTAATGCAGATTTAACTATTAGTAAGGTGGTCTCACCGTCTGTTGAACAGGTTCGTTCTATTCATATGCCTGATGTTGATGGTGGACAAGACTTTACTGCTGATGTTGCTCTTACTACAGCTGCAACTGCTAGTTCTTTCTTAGACATTGATGGAACTAATGCAAATGCTGCTGATAATGGTGATAATATTATCACAGAAGATGAAAATCTACCTATTGCGCTGAACGCAGCTGCGACAGGTGGTACAGGATCATTTGTAAAACTCTGTAAACTACAGGAACCAGAGAAAAACCTTTCTCTTTTTAACCTTGCAGAACGCCCAGTTAAGACTTTATTAACCGCAACAAATAATGGGGCAAGTGACACACAGTTCAATATTCGTAAACAATTTATTGTAACCTCAAATTCGTCTGGTGCAGTAACAATGGCTGCTGGTGCGAATGAATCATTTCTTACTCACAGTGAAAAAGACTTTACTATTTCAGTTTTAACTGGTGGAACAGGATCATCCAAACAAGGTGATATCGTTAGTGCATCAACTGGATTTTCTGGTGGTGGAACAGGAACTTTAACAATTACAAATGCTACTGTTTTTGGTACAGGAGCTAAACTCAAGGTTATGACTACTTTAACCAAAACTTCTGTTACTCAAAAAACAAAGACAACCAAATTGATGAAACAACTAAAGGTTGTTCCTGGCAATACTGATGCTTATGGTACAAGACCCACAGATAGAGATATATCTCTTGGCCGGGCAGATGTTTTCAGACTGATGGTTGTCTATGAATCTACTGCTGATGATACTGATGCTGTCGCACCAACTGTGTCGGTAACAGGTACTGTTGGAACGTTCACTAGGGGAGAAATAATTACAGGTGGTACTTCTGGTGCAACCGCAAGACTTACAACCACAAGTACGCCTTTTAAATTTGTATATACGTCAGGAAATAAAAGTTTTTCATCAAATGAACTAATTACTGGAGATTCATCTGGTGCGACTGCAACAACTACAGCTACAACACCAGGCGATAAAGTTATTACAGCTGATTATCTTCTGGATACAGGTCAAAGAGATAACTTCTATGACATTGCTCGATTACAAAGAAGACCGGGCATTCCAGCTCCTACAGGAAGACTTTTAATTGTTTATGATTATCTTGAACATAGTGCTGGAGATTTTCTTTCAGTTGATTCATATTCTGATATTGCTAATCAAATGGATTATGTTGATATTCCAACATACTCTGCTACAAAGGTTGATCCAAATGCTCCACAACCAAGTGGTACATATCCATTATATAACGTTTTGGATTTTAGACCATGTGTTGAAAATGCGGCCGGAGCAGGAACAGATGAATCTGCTGTAGATGAAATTACTGGATACTCATTTGATTTCTTCCATAGACAATATGATGGTGTTGGTGCTTCTGCAAATAACATGTTAAAACCTGGCAGTTTAATTACGGCAGATTATGAGTTTTATTTGCCGAAAAAAGCTGTTGTTGATATTAACTCCAGAGGTGACATTAGAATTACTGAAGGTAGGTCGGCTAAAGTGCCATCGCAACCAGAAGGTGTAGATGGGGCGATGCGGCTTGGAGATATGTTCATTCCGGCATATACATTTAAACCAACTGACGTTAGCTTTACTAGAGAAAAGAACCAACGATTTACCATGAAGGACATTGGTAAACTTCAAGAACGCATTAGTAATCTTGAGTATTATACTCATCTTTCCTTGTTGGAAAGAGATGCTGAAAGTTTTGAGGTTACTGATGCTAACGGATTGAACAGATTTAAATCTGGATTTATTGTTGATGCTTTTCAAGGCCACCGTGTCGGCGATGTTCAGCATGCTGACTATCAAAACTCTATTGATCAAATAAATAATGAATTACGGCCTATGGTTAAGAATAAAAGCTTTGAATTAATTGAATTGGCCACCACAGATACAGAACGTGCTAGTATTGGTTATCAAAAGACAGGTGATCTTATTACTCTCCCATATACAGAAGTTGTCTCATTTGAACAACCATATGCAACAAGAGTTGAAAGGTGTTGCCCTGTTCTAGTCTCTAGTTGGGTGGGCCAAATCACACTTGACCCTAACCAAGATAACTGGTTTGAAACAGAAATTGCGCCAAACTTGATTGTCAACGTAGAAGGAAACTTTGATACATTTTCTGCTGCAAATGCTGATGCAATTGGAACAATATTTAATGCATGGCAAACAACATGGAGTGGTGTGGTAGCATCATCTTCTAGTACACAAGGAAATTGGGACGGTGGAACTATAACCAGATCAACTTCTACAGTGCGATCAGATCAGACAAGAACTGGTGTAAAAACTGATGTTATTGAAAAAATTGATTTTGAAAGTGCTGGAACTAAAGTCATTGCTCGTGCGTTATTGCCATATGTTCGGCCAAGAGTTCTTAACTTTGATGGAGAAGGTTTCTATCCAAATACACAATTATATCCATTCTTTGATAATCAAACTGTTGAAGCTTACACGGAACCATTAGAAGGATTTTCAACTAATGATGCAAGCTTGATTCAAGGTGAAGCTCTTATAACAAATCCAGCGGGAAGAATTAAAGGTGTGTTTGAGATACCCGATCCAAAGGTTGAGGGTAATCCACGATTTACAACTGGTGAGGTAAGTTTTAGACTCACATCAAGTCCAACAAACATAGTGTCAACTGATCCACAAACAGCTGGCGAGACAATTTATTATGCTACTGGTATTTTAGAAACTGAACAAGAAACAATTATTGCTACTAGAAATGCTGAGCTCAGAAAAACAGGTGTTTCTCAATCAACTAGTATTTTCTCAACTAGTTCTTCTGTTAGTGTTTCTGCGCCGCCACGAAGTCAGTCTGATGAAGGCGACCCCGACGGCGGGCCGCCGAACTCCCCTGCCGTGGACGACGGCGGAGGTGCCGACGCCGATCCTCTTGCTCAAACCTTTCTGATCGGTAGTGGCACTGCGTCAGGTGGTATCTTTATTACTTCTATAGATTTTTTCTTCTTTGAAAGAGATGAGACTGCGGCAGTCGTCATAGAATTAAGAAATGTTGTTAACGGATATCCCGGCCCGAAAGTTTTACCATTTGGTCGAGTTGTGCTTGACCCAACAGATGTTACACTTACTGACGATGGCCAGACTCCAACCAACTGTAAGTTTGATTCACCAGTTTATGTCCAAGAAGGATTTGAATATTGTGTTTGTCTTGTTACTAACACCCCGAGATACAAAGTTTGGATTGCGAGAATGGGCGAAACAGGTATTCAAGCTGGATTAACTTCAGCTGAAGTTGGTGGGGATGCTACTGCAACGACAAATGTATTGATTAATGAAAGAACAGTTTCGGGACAACCAGATATGGGTGTTATGTTTAAATCTCATAATAATAGAACTTGGGCACCATCTCTTATGGAAGATATAAAACTGGTTGTCTATCAAGCAGAGTTCACGTTGAGTGAAGGAAATGTTACTTTGCAAAATGATTTTCATGAATATAATATGAATAACATGAGATGGGGAGCTGATTATACTGGCAACATGGGCAAACGCAAAAGCTTTACGACTGGAACTAGAATGGGCCAAACACATGGTGGTGGATTTTTTGGGCCCTCACAAAAACTAACAAACAATCCTTTTATTTTCCAAGATGGAAGTAATGTTGTTCAAGTAAAACAAAAGAACCATCAAATGCATACTACATCAAACAATGCAGTTTTTAATGGTATTAAGTCTGGTGCTGAGACAACTATTGTTAACGCATTAAATACAACTGAAACTACTATAACATTGGCCGATGGTACAAACTTTAATGATACGAGTGGTAAATATTCTAGAGACAGTAGTAATGAATGGTTCATAAGAATTGGTAATGAAGTTATAAAATATTCATCTATTTCTGGTAATGTTATTTCTAATGCTACTAGAGGAGTTGGAAATGCTGATTTGGAAGGTATTTCTGGCGAAAGTCATGCTGCCGGAGATATTGCTGAAATTTATATGTTACATAAAATACCAATATTTGAATTATATGGTTTTACAACTCCAGTCAATCTTAATCAAAAAATTGGTTCTAATTCTATTAATGCAATTGGTAACATTGGAATTGATGACTATACGATTACAGTTACATCTAGTGCTGTTATTGACGGAACAGGAACAACACGGGCTCAAGTTGGGGGCGATGGTGTATATGCATCTGAAAATGTTTTATATGATGTTGCACAATTTAATGTTCAGAATATGCAACTGCCTGGAACACAGATAACTGCGGCAATTCAACCAACATCGGCTACAAGTCCATCTGGTACTCAAACATCATTCTTGAAGGTTGCTAAGGCGAATGAAATTCCAATTTCACTGAATGATAATGAATTTTTTGATGTTCCTTACATGGTGTGTTCCAAGGTTAATGAAGAACAAGAACTTGCTGGTCAAAAATCACTAACGATGAATTTAACACTTTCCAGACCGCCGAATCAACCAAACATATCTCCAGTTATTGATACAAAACGAATGAATGCATTTGCAATTGCGAATAGAATTAATAACATTGATTCGTCAGCTGCTGTATTTCCTACAGAAAATTTTGCTGCATCAACTGAACCAGAGGGAGATAATAATGTTGCAGTCTATATGACAAGAAAATCGCCTCTTGAAAATCCTGCAACTGCACTAAAAGTATTCTTCGCTGCAAATCGAGATAGTGATTCAGAAGTTTTAGTGTTGTATAAAATTTTGAGATCAGACGATGCGAGTGATTTTGACGAATTGGGTTGGAGATACTTTAATGATACTGGAAACCCTGACCAGGCAGTAAACCCATCACTTGGACGGGATGATTTTAGTGAATATCTGTTCACATCTGGTGTTACTGATGATGGACTTGGTGTACCACTAGAACCCTTTATTGCTTTCTCAATTAAGATTGTTATGCAATCAACAAATAGTTCAGAACCGCCCCGTATTAAAGATTTTAGGGCATTGGCATTGGCAACATAATATGACAAACGAATATCAAAAAGTAGAAGACCACCCAGAGTTACTTAGAGATAAACATTCTGGTGCGATTATAAACAATGATCATACTGCATATCAAAGAGCAATTGCACGAGCAAACGGCGCACAAAAACAAAGGGATGATCTGAGAGATGCTACAAGGGAGATAAATAATATTAAATGCGAGATGCACGAAATTAAATCTCTCTTAAAACAACTTGTGAGTAAAGAATAATGGCAACAGTTACAGCTCCATCAGTCGCAACAACAGACTCATTAGAGACATTTCGCCAACGGTTTAATACGTTGCGGAGTGATATCCAAGGATTGTCCTTTGGTGGAAGTTTAGTTTTCGAGGGCACCACGGCAGATGATTTTGAAACAACTCTTGCAATCACTGATCCGACTGCTGATAGAACAGTAACCATTCAAAATAAGACCGGCACACTTGCAATGCAAGGTCGGGATATTGATGATGTTGTTGTTCTTAATGCAACAGATGGAAGTGGCACGGATGAGGCCAGTGCCATACTTCTTAATGCTAGTGCGGATGGTGTCGATGATGGCGAAGCTCTTCTTTATGAAGAAGGAGTAAATGACCACATTCTTAATCCAACATTTGAAGGTGTTGAAGAGTTTATAATTCTTGAGGAATCACTTGAGGGCACTCCTTCATTTGCTCTTAGAGAAAATGTTGACTCATCTTCTCTTGATGCAAGATTTGCCTATCAGCCTGCAACAAGTGATAACCTCTTAGGTGCTCTTTTTCTTGTTCCAACTGCTGGTGGTGTTCAGTTTACAATGCCTGTAAATGATGGTGACAATGATCAAGTTCTTGCCACCGATGGTGCTGGTGGTCTTTCATTCAAAAACCAATCCTCTGGTTTGTCACTGGCTAATGATGGCAACAACCGTATTGTAACTGCAACTGGTTCTGGTGGTGGTAACGGTGAGGCAAACTTAACTTTTAATGGTTCGGCCCTAGCGGTAACTGGTACGGTAACTGCAAGTGGTATTATTAAAACAGATTCTACAACTGATGCAACTTCTACAACTGATGGTTCATTGCAGACTGATGGTGGTCTATCTGTAGCTCTAGACACTGTGATTGGTAATGACATTATCTTGATAAGTGACGCCTCAGTAATTCATTTTGGTGTAAATTCAGATGTTTCCCTAACTCATGTTCATGATACTGGGCTATTACTTAACGGTACAAGTGTAATTCAGTTCAATGATGCGTCACAAAGTATTGGCGCACCTAGTAATGCCATTCTGGATATTAATGCTACTGATGAGATTGAACTCAACGCTACACTACTAGATGTTAATGCAAACATAAACGCAAGTGGAACATACACTGGTGCTGGCCTTATGACCACTGGTGGTAATATCGTTATACCTAATGCTGGTAATATCGGGTCTGCTTCAGACACAAACGCAATTACAATTTCTAGTGGAGGTGTTGTAGCAATAACTGCAACGACTGCTAATACAATTGCCACAGACGGTGCATTAACTGTAGCTGGTGGTGTTGGAATTGCTCTTGATCTTACCGTTGGTGATGAAATTTGTTTGAAATCTGATGGTTCTTATATTTACTTTGGCGATGATAAGGAAGTTTATCTTTTCCATAGACATGATAAAGGTTTGATGGTTTCAGACAACGGCACCACGCCCGGCCCAAATGGTGATGGACAAGCTCTGGTAAGAAGGGGTGCAGATACATTACTTGCTATGAATCAATCTGCTGCTGCCGGAACTGATGCTGGTGATAATATACTCTTAGATGGCACAGACGGAGACAGTGCTAATGAAGGTGACAATATTACTATGGAAAATCAAGCGTTCCTTCATGTTGGTATGCAGAGAAATGTTCTAAATATCTTTAATTCAGGTGGTAAATTATTAAACTCCGTTGCTGGATTTGCGCCGGGAGCAATTTAATGGCAGTAAGAAATCCTTTATATTTTAGTGGTGGAAATTTAATTGCCATGTCAATTGGTGAAATCACAGAATACCGGCAAAAGGCTCAATTTGTTTATTCACAAAGTCCCACTGCTGTTCTAACACAGGTTTCTAGTAGTGGCGCTCTTATAGGCGCTATGGCGGATACTAGAACAAAGGCTGGTGCTGCATCTCAGAATGCATCTGCATTTGTTGCAGAAGGCACTACTGCTGAACCAGCAACGGTTACAGTTTCTTATGATAAAATAAATCTTGCATACACAGCATCCGGCAGTATTGGGCACATAGTTGATACTGGTACAAGTTACCCAGTATATTTTGACGAGGATACTGGTGCAGTTCGTGCAATGAATTTAACTGATCTATTGGATACTTTTATACATCCAACAATCACTACCATGATTTCTGGCACAGAATCTGCTGCTACAGGAGGGACGTATTCGATCACAACTTCGGGTACGGCCGCTACTAACTATACAGTAGTCTCATCTACTGCTATATTTAATGATACACGAGCAAATACAGGTGTATATTCTGCTGCTGGTATTCCAGAAACACTTGATCAACCAACTACTATTACGGAGTATTATCTTCATAGAAGAGATGGTTCTGATAATACTCCATCACGAATACCGTTATATATTAATAGTAGTAATAATTTACAGGAATTTACAGCTGGGGATATAGATGATTTGGTAGGCAACTGGCTAAGATTTACCGCTGCTCATTCTGCTGGTGGATTTAAAGTATCTTATAATGTCGGAACAAGTGGAAATGGGAATGTTAGGGGATCGACAATGACAGACACAAAACTTGATGGGGCTGGAAATTACCAACAATTACAAGTTAATATTAATGACTATCGGTCACAAGAGTTTCCAAATGGTACAGCTCAGAATATTAATGCTTATAATTTACGAGCCCATCACTCCTAAATAGGAGGTAGGAGAATACAATGGCATTTACAGGCAAAGAAAGCGCCGCATACTTTGCAAACGGCGAACCAAAATTTCCGTTTACTGGAAAAATTATCGAAGCGTACTATACAAGTGCTGCACTAGATAATATTTGTGTTATACACAATTATGATGTTCCTGATGACGGATTTCACTTCGCAGCTGATGGAGTAACACCCAATGGTGGCGAAATAGGAGCAACCGTTTATAATATTAGTGTTGCTGATAATGACGATAGACTTGCTGCACTATTGGAAGAGTTTTCCTATGAAGCAATTGATGAGTGTACTCGTAACAAAAATGAGAATACAAGACAAGAGTTTAGAGATGCATTCCATCGTTATGCCACACAGAACAATATGTATGGTCATGGATTGGATTCTGGTCAGAACCAAGATGAAAGTCAAGGTAGTTTGAATATTGTTTTTGATTTTGATCCAGAAAATACTGAACACAAAGAAGTCTTGTTTAAGATGAAATTGAAAATGTTTGAACAAGATGCCGTCAAGAACAGTAAAAAACGAAAAGCAAAAACTGAAATTCGTAAAGCAGAAACTCCATTGGAGGCTATTAAAGCATACGCATCATTCTTCTAAAAGAGGATTTATATTATGAATATTTTGGGACTATCAGAAGGATTTCACGATGCAGGGTTATGTCTTTTACAAAATGATAAGATAGTTACTGCAACTCATGCTGAAAGGCATAGTGGAATTAAAAATGACAAATGGTTACACCATAGTCAATTTCCAATATCAAAAAAATATCAACCAGACGCAATTGCATTTTACGAGAAACCATTTCGTAAAAACCTTAGACGATTGTACGCTGGTCAAAGTTGGCAAAAACCATCCCGAAAGTGTGACTATTATTTTAGTCATCACGAATCTCATGCAGCTGCTGGATATTATACTTCACCATTTGATGATTGCAATGTTTTAGTAATTGATGCAATAGGTGAGTGGGATACTATTTCTATATGGAAAGCAACTACAGAAAAGAAACATTTAGGTCATAGAACTCACAAACTCAAAAAAATAAAATCTTGGAAGTATCCATATTCTTTGGGGATTCTCTATGCTGCTATCACACAACGTATTGGTTTGAAACCTAATGAAGATGAATATATCACAATGGGTATGGCAGCATTTGGTGAGCCAATACACAATTTGGAATATCAGATGTTAGAAAACAATCATAAAGGTTGCATGGACATTTTCCCAAAAGCACGTTCAGAAGACCTTGCAGCATCCGTACAAGACCTGTACGAGAGGGAATTGTTTAAACTGGTAGAGATGTGTCCACATGAAAACTTGGTTATAATGGGTGGGTGTGCTTTGAACTGTGTCGCAAACTCAAAGATTAAAGGTAAGAATATTTGGATAATGCCTGCGGCGGGTGATGCGGGAAGTGCGGTGGGTGCAGCTGCATTGGTAAGAAAACAAAAATTAGAATGGAAAAGTCCATACCTTGGAACTCTAATTCTTAATCCAGTTAATATTAAAAGTGTTGTCCAAGAATTGTTGGATAATAAAGTATGCGGTCTTGCAAATGGTAGAGCAGAGTTTGGACCAAGAGCTTTAGGTAATCGTTCATTACTTGGTGATCCACGTTATGATATAAAAGATATAGTGAATAATATTAAACAGAGACAAAAGTTTCGTCCCTTTGCTCCTGCCATATTAGAGGAATATGCAGACGAATATTTTGATGGACCTATGAACGAGTATATGCAGTTTGTCGCAAAGGCAAAACATGATTATAGTTCTGTTACACACATTGATGGCACTGCAAGAGTTCAAGTGGTAAAAAAAGATTGTTCGTCCTTAATAAGACAAGTTCTGGAAGAGTGGTATGAACGAACAGGTTGTCCAATGCTTCTGAACACCTCCCTAAATATAAAGGGTAAACCAATGGTGAATACTTGGGAAGACGCAAAGGAGTTTTCAAAATTATATAATGTCGCTGTTTTCTAAGAAAAAACTTATAGTTGCTGGTTGCAGTTACACTGACAACTATGCAATGAAAATTCACATTCAACCGTTTCCCATATGGGCTGAACTTATTGCTGACAAACTTGATATGGAGTTGGTCAACCTTGGTAATTGTGGAGATGGAAACGAGGCGATTTGGAGCAAGGTGACTGATGAGATAGTCAGCACTAAAAATATTGGGTTGGTGGTTGTTGGTTGGTCAGAGGTTGATCGAGTCAGTTTCTTTGCTG